AATTTAAACAAAACTCAAACGCCATGACCATGTAATTTGCATCTGAGATGTTTTTGTAAGATCTGGAAAAGTTACCATGCTATATAAATCACCTGTAGCCATCTGCAAAGCCATTTCGTTTAAAACATATCCATTGGCATCATTAAATGTAAGAACTGATGTAAATATAACCTGAGATGGAATATTTGGGTCTACTGTTGCAATTACAGGTCGGCTTGCTCTTGTAATTCCAAAAAGCCCATTTCTGTCAGATGAAACATATTTAGTTGCTCCATTTGTCGCACCACCATCTCCAAAAAGCATTCTATTTATATAGAAATTGTAGTTTTCTCCAATTTTACGAGCAAGGCTTGCAGATAATGCTTCCCTTCCTTTGGTTAAAACGGTATTGGGAAATTCTATGGTTTTTTGATCACCATTGTCATAATCAATTACGCATTTCACATAACCACAAGCTTTTAATCCTTCGATAATTTCACTCATAATTTACCTTCTTCTATTGTTCCATCTGAATATTGAATTTGAAAAATAACACTTTCATCTTGTTTTGTAAATTCTTGTATCGCATCATCATTTGGTACGCTTAATTCTGTTACGACGCTGTCTTGATCTGTATAGCTGATAACTGGTCTTGGCGATCTGTCCATAGTTCTAAATGTATGCGATGGATTATCAAACGGCTGACCATCTATTGCAATGCTCTTTTTGACAAAGCCAAAAACATCAATATTGACTGCTGTTCCACCAGCATTTAATGTTTTCCAATAATTGCTATTGCCGGACAATTTCATTGTAGTATAACCAGGAGGATTATTGCCATCAATGCTTGTAATAAAATAACTGTCTTGACCAATAAAAATTATAAAATTTTCTTTGAATCCGTTGTTTTCAACTTCGTCTGTATTAGGAGGGAAAAATCTTATGTTGTTTTCACCATTTTGAATTCCAAGAAAAGTTTCCAAATCACCAGACGTTTGAACATTTATGCCACTATGTGAAAGATATCCAATTTCATTTGTTAAAATCTTATCGTAAACTCTGAGATTTATTCCATTCATATCTAAAAGGTTGTAATCATTTATGTAAAATTGATTGTTTGTAAATGGAACAAACCCAGAAATTAAGAAATCATTTGCATTTACATAAAAGAAATAATTAAGTTTTATAAAATCAGATATTGGTAAAAGAGAGCCGCTCAAAGAAGTAACTCTTCCTCTATTTTTTACATTTATTTGACCATAAGTGCCATTTGATATCACATTATCATTTTCGTCTAATAACATATAAACAATGTTCGAAACCGTGCCGCTTAAAGCATTTAAAGTTCCATCATTTTGCAAAACCATTGTTCCATTTGGTTGTATATCAACTATTACAAAAGGAACTAAGCTATAAGCAGGAATTGAAATTTTCCAAGGCGCCGTTGCGGTTCCTTGACCAACATCAAATAAAGATTTTGCTGTCAGAAAAGGATATCCATTTGATTCGTCAAAAAATTCATATAAATTATCTTGTGCAACATTGCATAATGTTCCATCTAATATTCTGTTTTTAATTTCAAAAGAAAAAGCACAGGTGTTTATTGTGTTGTCGTTTGCAAATATATTGTTACAACTAGCAATAGGTTCGGCTCCTGGCGGTGCTGGAGAATTTACAGTGTCTAAAGTTACAACATTGCCACTCGGCTCAGAAATAAAGTATTCACCTGCTAGAGAAGATGGAGCTAAAATCTTTAATACAGTATTGTTATCTGCCATCATTCCTATTGAATCTAACTTCATTGTTGGACAAAACATTAAAATTTTATCGTTATATGCAATAGATGGTGTTGTTCCCAAGATCTGATTTTTGTTTGCAAGATCTTCACGTGTTAAGCCTTGCGTTTCAAACTTCATCATATTTCTATTAAAATACATTTGACTTTCGCCTGCTATAACAAAATCATTTTGTTTATATGTTAAAAGGATTTCAAGCTCTTCACGTGGAGATTCAATAAATTCATTAAAATTTCCAATAAAATTAAAAGAATGTAAAACAGAGTGAAAAGGAGTGTACTCAAGTAAAACTTCTTTTGCTTCAAATATACGATCATCTGATAAATTTTCAATTTCTAAATCAACATTGTAATTACTGCTTATGCAATAAGAACAAGGATCAATAAAATCACGATCTATATCACATGGAACTTTAGAATTTCGGATGCTACCGTTGTATTCTTCCATATTATAAATATTTTCGCTATATGCAAATTCTGTTCTTATTTTCCCATAAGTAATAAAATCATGATATGGATGCCTTGATGGTACAATCAATTGAAACATCGGATCTTTATCCGAAATAACACGGGTGTTCCAGTTCTTTAAAGGATAAATTTGATCTTTTTCATCCCTCAAATCCATCAATGGCAAAGATCTAAGATAAGTTTCTATAGATTGTTTGCCAGATGGTATGTTTGCATACTTGTACAACACGCGGATTTCATCTCCATCGTTTAACGTTATTGGATTTACAATTAATGTATCTCCAATCCATGTCATCATCGTTAATCCGTCAATAGTGGAAAAACTAACATAATTTGAATCTAATTGCGTCCAATTTGTTGTTCTTATCCAAAGTTCAAAATTCTGAACATCAATAGGAAGTGCGGTCTTTTCCAAAATAAAATCTAAGCTTGTTCCGTCGTAAAAGAAGGATTCTTGCCATGTATAAGAAGAATTGACTTCCCATAATTGCGTAAATTCAAGAAGTCGCATCCCAGCTTGATCAAAGGCTTCAGCAAGAGCTTTTTTTGTCCCTTTCATTTTGTATAAAGGTATTGCTCTTTTAATTTGCCCACGCCATCTTGTTGGATCGCTTGTTTTTAATTTTAAATTAAAAAAGTTTGATAAGTATGGAAGTAACGCTTCGTGAATAGAATTTGCGTCTTGTAAATCTACTATTTGATTTGCTAAATCTTCTAAATAAGTAAATCCCATAGCTACCGAATCATTGAATTGATCTAAAACGTAAGGTGTTTTATCGTCATTAGAAACGACCATTTTAAACATCTCTGGAGTATATCTGTCAAGTAGCGTTTTGTACTTCTTAGGATCAGTTCTGTGTGTAGGCAGACCCGTCGTAACAATTGTATCTCCCATTAAAGAAAATTTTAAATGAGAAGACAGGGTTGATCCTGCTATGTTTGGAGTCCACGTCCAGCAAATAAAATAATCGCCTTCTCGAACTCCTTCTGGTTGCCATGTGTATTTAAAAGTACCATAAATTGGATTTCCATTTTCATCTGTTTCAACCAATTCTGCAAATGAGTTGGCTAAATCAATAGAAAGCCAAGCAGGATATAAATTATCTCCAACAATTTTTACTGGGGATGCTTCGTTGTAATAAAAATCATTTACACTTGCATTGCTTTCTGCTACTGATCTTAAAAATTTGGCGTTCGAAAGATTCTCCGGTGTAGGATTGGCACAAGCAACCGCCTCAGCAACTTCGGCTGCTTTGATTTGGTCTGTAACATATGTCTTATTTAAATAGTTACTAGTATTTCCACTCGTATAATCTCTTTGAACATAATAAATTACAATGCTATTGAGCTTATAAGGATTTGTAAGAAAACATCCATTGGCATCCGGAGTCAATAGTGTAAAAACTATTGTATCTGAAATCGAAGGATTTTGATCAATTGTTAGTATTGCCACAGATGCTCCTTATTGATATGTGAATACGATATCATTCGTACTTGGTCTGATAATTTCATAAAAGTTTGTAGTTATAGTAGTACCATCTTGTGGAAAGTTTACAGCGTTGAAGTTAAACTCAAATCTATCTATTTCTTTAAGATCTGAAACAGACTTCATCAGATCCGAATCACGTAGCGTTTGTCCATAATCCCATTTAGATAAAGAAAAAAATGAATCCATTCTTCTTTGTATTTTAATTCTTAATTCGTCTTCAAATTTTCTATATGATCTATTTAATATAACATCAACATTTATATCAACCAAAACTATACGACCATCTCTTATACAAACAAAATCAGTCATCATTTTTAAAGACTCAATGTATGATTGCAAATCAGATTTGAGTTCGCTT